GCACATTCTCTAATGCGGCGTCTCCTCGACCGACACCGGCGTAAGAGAACGCCTGCTCCGCCTTGAAATGGTAAAGACCACCATCGCCTATCTGAACCATGCCCAATTTGTTAAATTTTTCCAAAAGATCGTTGAGCACACCGACAAGTTTTAGTTTGATCGGCAGCAACTTCTCGCCCAGCTGGGCTTGCGCATCCGCCCACAGCGCATTGGTGATGCGCTGCTGGTTGGCCAGCCCTTCCGAAGTGCGCGCAAAATCTCCCTGCGCGGTTTGGGTTTGTTCTAGAATGAGCGCATAGGCCGCCTGGGCCTTTTGTGCTGCGCTCAATTCCACGTTTGAGCCAGCCAGCGCCTTCTCAAGCGCCGTCTGCGCCTCAGCAACTCGCTGGGTGGCATCCCGATACTGGAGTGATCCTTCGCCATGCTCAGCCAGCGCTTTCGCCGCAGCGAGATTGGCCTTTTCCAGATCGATCGTTGCACGGTTGACCTTTTCCATGTCGACCGCAGCTTCTACCAGTCCCATCTGAAACGCCTTGGCTTCGATAGCTGCCGCACTCAGATTGACACCCAGGGTGCGTAAGGGCTCGGTTTCACCGACCAGGCCGGCGCGTAATTTATCCAATGCCTCCGTGGGGTCGATGTTGTTGAAGGAGGCCAGATCGCTGGCCAACTCCACCAGGGATCTAGACATCTGGGCAGATTGCTCGCTCCCCATGCCCATGGCCGAAAATAAGTTGCCAAATGTTCCGACTGCTTCCAGCGCCTGCTGTTTAGATTGGCCAAATGCTTTGGCTGAACCCTCTGCCCATTTCTGAATTTCATTTACGTTTTCGCTAAATACGACGTTGACCTTGTTCAACGACTCACTGAGGTCACTGGCGGCATCAATGGACTGATTGGCCATCAGCAACAACGGCGCCGAGACCGCAGCCGTCATCCCTGTCCCTAGGGAGCGCATCTTGTCGCCAACCGACTTCATGCGGTCGCCAAAGCCTTCCATCTTGTGGGCGGCGCCGCTCATTTTTGTTTCAAAGTCGGTGATGTCACCGACCAGTTTAATGACTAGAGTCTCTAGAAGGTTCGCCATCTACTACTCGTGTATTGTGTTCGTTGATCGCCGTTGCGATCCTCATAAACTTGCTGTGTAGATCGCCGCCACTGGGCGCTTGGCGTTCTCGCCACCAATCTGGCAAGAACTCGCTCACACTGAATGGCTGCGGTCGATTCTTCGGGTTGCGGTGAATTTCAGCCAGGAGCGCCATCAGCAGCGCTGTCTGAAAATCATCGCGTGTATGGCCAATTGGCTCACATGCCGTAAAGGCAACCCACTCGACAAACTCCTTGTGATCCATACGCTCTTGCAATTCGGCCACTGTACAGCCACCAATCGCTAGGGCGAGCTGGAACCAAAGTCTCCGTTCTGGATCGTCGATGAATTTTTTTTAGCAACCTCGACCGCGTCCGGCTTTAGACCGTTCAACTCCATCAGCGCTTCAGCCAACAAGGTCATGGTATCAAGTGGTAGCTGTAACACCATTTCAGCATCGCCAAGCTGTAGCACAGTGCTACCAGATTCATCCACCCAGCATTCGATGAGTAGGCGAGCGCCCATGCGCATCAGTTGGCCCATGTTTTCTTTGTTGATCTGTCCTATGCCTAGTTCCTGCATTAAGATCGCCATACTGCTGCCGCTCAGCGAGCGTAGACGTATCTGGCCACCCAGCTCAGGCACTTCGACGAGTTTATATCTGACAAGGCGCAGGATCGCCTCACGTCCCAGCAAGGGCACAGCTGCCTCCTTAGGCGAATGTAACTTGTCCGCTCACTTTGACTGTCACGTCTGCGGTTTGGGCGTCATTGTAGGGCGCCTTGGGCTGTACGCTCTGCACAAAACCGGCAAAGGTAGCCGTGGCTGGCGTGGCGTCTGCAAAGGTCACACGGAAGTTGTTGCTGGTGCCAGCGATAAATAATGTGAGCAGACCACCCGCCACGCTGGCGCTCTGGCTGGCCAGGTCAGGATCATAGACCAGATCAAAGGTCAACTCGCCACCATCGCGCTGACCTGCCAAAAACTGCTTCCACGCAGAATCACGATCTGACACATCAATCGGATCAGCGCTCATATTAGGGCCATTGATATCGCGCACCTGTGCTACTGCGGTATAGACGCTGCTGATCTCCACTTTGAGTGTTGCAGCAAAGCCTGAATAACGTGCCATAATTAAGCCTCCTCATGCCAGATCATCGAATCGATTGTTATCTGGTAATAGTTGTTTTCATCGACATCCGGTTCGTCGTTGGCGAACTCGTTTTCTAACCAAACCACCTCGACGCGCGGCGCCGAGCTACGACTAAATGCTTGCAGGGCTATCTTTAGCTGCGCCATCACCGGCAACGCTGTCGCATAGGTGCGCGCATTGACATTCCATTGCCAGCGCGTGGTCACCAGCGTATCCGGCATAGACCGATCATGCACGGGGACACGGCTGATCTGCTGGAAGGTGACCGCCGGCAGTGTAGGCGATTGCGGCAAAATCAACGGATAGATCCGGCTGCCCACCAATGCGGATAAGCCGGCATGTGCGTTTAGGTGGGCGACCAGATATTGAATCATTTGTTGATAACCCGCTTGAGCTGAGCACCGATCTCACGTTGCACCGCCTGATTTTTCTCGTCAAACGTGGGCCGCATAAAAGGGCGCGCCGCCATGCCTGGATGCCAGACAGTTGCCGCAAACCTGCCTTCATCCAGCAACAAGGCCTTGCGCTTTCTGGGGCGAATTACATGCGGTTTAGTGCCACGCTCTATGAAGTGGGCAAACCATGCCGCTTTCTTATAGGGCCCTACCCACACTTCGATCTTCCCTCTGGATCGTTTTATGGTTTCAACCCGAATATTCTTGGCCACGGTTTGACTGGTGTTGCGCACCTTGCTGGCGGCTTCGTCGGCGAATATTTCGGCGCCGGCGTGGAAGATGCGCTCCACCGCCTCCGTTGCATTCAGGCCGCGTCGACGCAGCTCGGCGACGATCTTTTCGCCTCCCTCGATCTCCACGATTACCTTAGCCATTCAACACCTCCCTACACATCAATAACAGCCGGCGCCGGCGACCATCGGGGTCTTCTACGGTTTCGATGTCAAGGATACGACTTCCATAGCTGATGCGCATCTTGGGCGTTACATCCGAGCGATAACGAATACGCACATTCTGGATCATGGAAGATTGCACCTGGTCAGCCAGCGCGATGAGGCGCTCTTGGCCGCGTGCTGGCGCAAGCTCTGCCCAGACGCTGGCCAGCGTCACCCAGGTCACAACCTCTTCATTGTAGGCGTTCTGGCTGACGCTCTGCTGCTGAATCGTCACCCGGTGGCGAATTCTACCGGCTTGCATTACCACGACCCTCGGTCCACCATGAGCAGCGCCTGGGCCGCCATCGGCAATTGAGCCACCGTAAGGCCAGGTTGCAAGACAACCTGTTCACGATTCTCAAAGAAGTGACCAACGATAAGCTTGAGCGCCTGTTTGTACAGCTCAGGCACGGCAGCCGCTGCGCCATAGCCGGCCACATAACGCACCGTGATCGCCGGCCCTGGGCGCAGGGTTACCGTTGGCCAGGTGGCGCCATAGGCCAGAATCACCCGTCCTGGCTCGCTGGCCGTATCCACGATGTAACTGCTGCTGGCCAGTGTAGACGTGGCGCCGTTGCTGTCGATGTAGCTGATGCTGGTCACCGACTGCAACGGCGGTCTGGGCAACTCGATCTGGTCACATCCTGGCCATTGCTCCAGCGACAAATCCCACGTCTGTGTCACCAAGGCCCGCCGTGCATACAGTTCGCAAAGCTGCCGCGCCGCGGTAATGTAGCCGGTAATCAGGTTGTCTTCATCGCTGGCATCGATGCGCAGATGAGCCTTTGCCTCGTTCGTGGTAATCGGTTCGCTCGCCGGCGCCGTGAACAGTTTCAGGATCAACCCTGCGTCTGTATTCATGTCATACACCTGTAGTCCCCGGCTTGTATGGCTGTAGAGCCGTCGCCCACTCGCCACCCATTACGCTTGCGCCGCTGGTGCTAGGGTGTTTGCCATCCGAAGTATACCCCGGCGCCGGTTCGTAGGAGCCAGGCGCGGAGCGGAACGCATTCCACCAGTCCACCAAGATCACTGGTGCGTGCGCCGCCGCATAACTGCGGATAAAATTATTGATGCTATCCACCGTTGTTTGCAACGCGCCAGTGTTAATGCTGGTGGATGGCAAAACCACACAGGCAACCAGGCGGCAGCCAGCCGCCAGCACCTGATCATAGATGCTGCCCAGATTAGCGATCGTTGTAGCCGAGGCCACCCCACCCGTCAGGTCATTGATTCCACCCAGCACAGAAACCCAATCCGGTGTGTAGGCAAATACGTCCGCGCTCAATCTCGCCAGCATCTGTGCGGTGGTATCTCCACCGAGCCCTGCATTGCGCTGCCATAGAAATACATTCCCAAGCGTATCGTTGGCATACTGAAAATACCCAATATCTGCGTATGTCCCAATCGGCCACCGCACCGCGCCTCCGCCCTGCAGCGTGATGCTATCACCGAATGTGATGATCGATGCCGGAACTATGGAGCCGCCACGATTGCTGGCATCCACCCGTTCGAACGCGCTCGCCCGATTGCTGGCTGTTTGGCGAGTAACAGCAGTGCGTGCAAAACTCATGGCACCCAGTCCATGCCAACACTGTAGGTAAATGAGCCCGATCCACTATGCGTTACTTCAACCCGGAACTGACTGGGCAACGCAAACGCGTTAGATGCAGTGTAACCGCTGCTACCAGTAAGTCCAGGGTAAATCATATAGATATACTCGGTGGGTACGGCTGAGTTCCCCAAGATAGACGCAGGCACATACACCGAAATTGGGTTACCTGTGAGTGGGCTGATTGCTCGTATCTTTAGATTGATATTCTCGCCAGCGTTGCCAGACACCGCGGTCACATACAAATACAGTACAGCGCCGCGCATGCCTCCGCGATCCAATGTAACGCTTTGCACCGTGGCTGTGCGCATTGCGCTGGCGATTACAATTTGGCGTGTTGTTGGATCGACGCCACCAAGCTGGCCTATGTTGATGCTGTCATTTATCGCATCGAGCCGAGACAACAAATTAACGTTTTGGGTGTTAGAAATATATGGCATGTTATGTATACTCCGTAACCCGCGCCGCCCCCGTCGCGCTGGACCAAATCCCATTAATTACCCCTGTGTAACTGTAGGGAACCTCAAAATAGCTTTCCGGCATCATCTCTATCGAGAACGATGTCATCGATGCGGTTTCTCCCATCGCCAACCAGAGCGTAGCCGCGCTGTCGTTGTAGATGGTGGCGCCGTACCGAATAGGGTTCGCTGCCAGAATCGTTGTCGATGCCGCTGACGCGCTAACACTGGTTACGGAAGAACGGTGAACCTGGCTCATAATGCTCCTTTCGTTTGCTACGCGTTGGGCGCCTCAGAACCTCCCGTTCTGGCGCATCAACGATAGCGACCTCTACCGGCCCGGCTGGCGCGGTTTCCACTAACCGCGCAGCGCCACTGGCCACAAACCGTTGTGCCAGTTCAACGGATAGCTCCTCTGGCGCCTGGTATCTTCGATTGGGGTGGAATATGCCAGCCGGACCACTGGCCAGGCTGACCATTTGAATGCGCATGTTAGTTATTACTCCGCGCCCGCTCGATGATTCGCGTCCCATCCGACATGACGACCAGCAAGAGGGCAGAAAGCGCCAACCAAGTTAGCTGTTTCATAAAGAATCTCCTTTACTGGTGGATTGCCGAATCAGCATCCAGCAATCCACACATAGCCTACTAGGATTAGGCTGTGCCTTCTGCCGGCGACACATGCGTCTCACGCGCCACCACCGTCGCCGAATCGCTGATTGTCGGCATCTCTTTAGCCCCATAGAGCACAGCGATAACCCCATCAATCACTGCGTTCTGTACCCCCCGGTCGACCACCACCTTCAGATAGCGCTCACGCGGGCGATAGATGTCATGCACCGTTAGCTGGTTGTCATCGTCATCGGCCACCGTGATCGCTGTGCCAGTCAGATCGGCATACGTATCGACTGCGCCGTCATCGCTCGACTGCTGCACCTTCACCGAGGTCACCGCACCGGCCGTGATGGCGCCAAAAGCCGTGTAGAACTTCACGCCGTCATAGCCCTGGGTATCCACCGCACTGCTCGTCTGGTCGGTTGTGCCAGCCACCACCCCATTCATAATGCGGATGGCTTTTTCTCTGTTTGCTGTGTTCATCTTGTTCTCCTTAGGCCAATTTGACCCGAACGAACGCCTCTTCCAACACCGGCATGCCATCCGACTCGAGGCGACCGATCAGGCCCACCTGGTTGCTCTCGGCATAGAGCTCGACCAGCCGCTGCACTATCATGGCCAGCGAATCGGCGATCCAGTAGTTAGAGAAGTCGCCCACAATGCCCACATACTGGCCGGTCGTAAAGGTATTGGGCGCATATTCCGACATAAAGGCTGGCAGACCCAGCACCCGATCCGGCTCACCCACCCGTACACTTTCCCGCCACAAATACTGGCCATCGCCGTCTTTGAGTTTGGCCACTTGTTTGAAGAGATCTCGGTGACCCAGCCAGCGAGCGCGCGGCCAATACTGTGGTTTCAGCGTATATTTGGCATTGATCAGGCCGTCAAAGGTGACCGTGGTTGCGGTG